GGGGTCGCGGTCGGGGTCGCGGTCGTGGTCGCGGTCGGGGTCGCGGTCGGGGTCGGGGGCGGGGTCGCGGTCGTAACAAATCAAATACAATGACAGAAGATTTTCAATCTCAAGAAACCGATGGTCGCGGATGGACGCAGCGATGCGCGGCTGATTGCGGCGTCAGCGAGCCGGTGGTCGAAGATGTCGTATCATGGTACATTGACAACGAGGGGAATGGTTCGATTGACGAAGCGGGTTCTGGCATCATTATCAGGGACCAAGTTGGTCTAGAGAAACTAGGTCGCACGTTGATGGGGTTCAAAAACCCATGGCTTGGCATTCGAATGCTTCTGTATGCGTTGAATTCGTCAGCCCTTGACGATGTCCTTGGCCATCGGTGCCCGGCTGAGATCGCCCGCGAAGTGGGGCTGACCAAATACGATGCGACTAAGTTGCTAACCGAAATTCAGGGCGCGCTGAATCTTAAACCGCGCCACGGTCAGCGGGACGAGGAGTCAAGAAATCGGATGTCATCTAAACGAAAGTCACAACTCAAATGAATCAAGAAAATCCACGCGAAAAGTTTTTGCTCGCCAACCCGAAAGAGGCCGAGTATCAGGCCGAGAAATTGGCGTTGATCGGAGTCGATGTTTCGGCGTTCAAGCGGGAGGTTGAGGATTTCGGATGCAAAAGCGTCAAGTTGATTGGCGACGCGGTTCGGATTGGCCAGAACATTATTGATTTGTGCCAGCGGTTGCCAGGAAAGGAGATGACCGTTGATTTCTGGCAGCAGATGGGCAAGTTGTTCAAGGATGCGAATGGCCACGAAATAACGTTTCGTCAGTTGCGGTTTTTTGTGAGGATTGCGAAGAATGCGGCGGACGTGGTGAAGCCTCAAGAGGCGTTGGCATGGCGCAATGAGTTGTTTGAGGCTGGCGGCATGTCGGTTGAAGGCGGAACGGTTGGACTGGTCGCGCATCATACGAATTACTACAACAAGCTGCTTTCCAACCTTGATCCTCGAAAATTGGAGAAGCCGCTGGCTGAACTGATGAACGATGATGCGTTTGGGCCGCTGTTAGATTGGACGGACGAACGCAAGGAGCGTGTACGTTTGCAAATCGAACCGTTCAAGAAAAAGCTGGATGAACTTTACGAACAGCTTGAAGTAAAATGAGCGACGACTCCGACAATCAGGACGGAAATTCGCATTCAGCCGGTGAAGCGATGAGCGATGCATTGGCCGAGATGATTGGCAAGGTATCGTACATGCAATCTCCGGCTGAACGGCAGCGGGCGCAGAGTTTGTGTGTCAAATACCTTGGCGGAAAGTCGAACAAGTTTGAGAACTCCGAGCTTGAGCGCATGGGGATTATCAAAAAGGAAACGGTTAACGACCGCATGGCGCATAGTGGTAAAGATTTGGTTAATCAAACGGAGCTTGCTGAAATTCTCTGCGAAAAGTTTGGTGTTGGCACATGGTCAAAGAAGCGGGTATCGCGGTTGGTTAACAAGTGGCGCGATTCTGAGCAGGAATGGATAAAAGAAGTTATACGGAGTGATGATAAAATTTGCGTGCGCGAATTCTTGCGCAGATACGAGGAGAACGAAACGGCGGAAGGAAATCCCGAGGTTGCCACCAAAGAGGATGCGGAACGTCGCCGGGCTATCTCCCTTGCCAAGACTGCGGAACGGCTGGAGGAAACCGCCCGCCGCAAGTTTGACGATGCATGGATGCTGTCCAGCGCGGTCAGATACACGGCTGAGGCCACGGGAGCGATGACGATGTCCTCCGTTTCCGATGCTATGGAGAAAAAGGCTGTCGCGTCGTTCACAAATTTAATCCGGCAACTTGCGGCGGATGGAATTGTAGTGAGTGCAAAATTTCGCGTCGAACTCATCGAAGCCATGACCCAACTTGCGAAGGATGCGTTTGATCAGTGGCAAAAAGATTACGCGGACAAGATGGAAGATTTGTTACAAAAGTGCGAACAGATTTCGGACGAAAAGAAAAACGACATGAAGGTAAAATAATATGGACTCCAGAACATACTTAGAACTAGATGCGGAAGAACAGGCGCAAAAATATGAGCAAATCAGGATGGATTGGAGTTGACCTAGATGGCACATTGGCGCATTACGACGGTTGGAATGGTCCAGACCACATTGGAAAACCGATTAAGCCAATGGTTGACCGTGTGAAGAAGTGGATAGCTGATGGGCAAGAGGTTCGGATATTCACTGCGCGATTGCATGGCCATGGCTCGCCGTTAATTGGTGGCGGAACGTATGACGCATTGACTCCTATTAAAAAGTGGTGCTGGGACGTGTTCGGAACTGAGTTGGAAATCACAAATTCAAAGGATTACGGACTGATTGAACTTTGGGATGATCGCGCAATCCAAGTCGAAATGAACACTGGCCGAAAGATTTCAGAAAATCAAGACGATTGTAAATGATTGCAGACTTCATCAACATTCATCGGCGTGCCGCTTGCTCTGAAAGATTTCGGGGCGGTGCGTTGGATAATCGCGGTGATGCGCCGATGGGCAAGGGGCACAAGAATGGAGGGATGCCGTATGACATTAATACGACGTGCTATTTGAAGCCGGTTTATGCGGCGTATGATGATGCGGTTAGGCGTAGCAGCAGGACTGAAATAAACTTGCTGGCTGGTGTGAAGACGTTGAAGAGTTTCACGCTTGAGGTTTGCGCGGCGGACCACATTTGCAATCGAAGCGGTGATTCTGGGATCTTCTTTGGCACCGAGGCGGTTGCGGGCACTGTTTCGACCACGCGCATCATGGACGACTTCATGGGGTATGGTAGATTTCGTTCAAAGCTGGCGACAATACCAAATGAATTCGGGCGCGGTCGCCATCGTGTGACCAAGGGGGCGATCAAGTTCCCCGACAAGACGTTTTTCCTTTTGCCGGCTAACATTTCCACGCTTCAACAGAAAAACCTTGGATTCGCCGGGATGCAAGACGCTTTCGTTACCGGAAAGACAGGGGTTATTGAGGAAATGATTGCGCGCACAACGCAATATGAGGATGCGATTGTGTTTCTTGAAAGCCAGGGAGGCGAAAGTGATTTTGATTTTGACCGGCATTATCAGAATACGAATCAAGGAGAATTATATGTGGCATGTCCGGTTTGTGGCGTGCCTCATATTTTCAACTGGCAGGCATTTGATGAGAAGTCTATGACCCGTGGCGCTGACTTTATGCCGCGCCCGCCGTTATCGGTTTCATCGCTGGACCACAACGCATGGATTGAACACTATCGGCCTTTGATGTTGGCCGATGGCAACCGGGTTGCCGGGTTTCAGCGTGGGCCGGATGAAAAGATAAAAAACGGCGAGGAATATATCGAAGAGGCGATAATTAAAGAGACTCATTTTCGCTGCTTTCACTGTGACGGGATATGGTTAGATGATGGTGAATTTGGTTCAACGCGAATTGCGTTAGATGAAAGCTCGCATTACGTTTCTGCCCGTCCCGATGCGTTGGCTAGCAAGATCGGGTTCAACTTTCCTCAGTGGATTAATCGCCGGTTGAACATCAACAATCAAAGCGGTTGGGGTCACATGATGCTCGACAAGCTGAAATGTCAAAAGCAGGCCGAGCAACAGGGCAACTTCGAGCCGATTAAAATCTGGTGGCAGAAAACAGCGGCCCGCACATGGAATAAGGAATATGCGGAAAAGTCTCAGAAATGGAATGTCACGCCGGGCACGTACGAGACTGACCCCAGCAAAATCAGTTTCGGCGATCAATTCCATTGCCGTCAAATGACCGTGGACTGCGGTGGCGACGAGGATGACAATTTAAAAGATCATGTTGTTGGTACATTCTGGTTTATTGTGAAGGACTGGTCAAAGACCGGGGATTCTCGCCAAGTCGCAATCGGCTACGTGAGTTCATGGGAATTGCTGGCGGCACAGCAGCGATATTGGAAAGTGCCTGCACCTCGTGTTTTAATTGATTCGGCTTGGATGCCATCGCAAATTGAGGCGGCGGCGGTTAAATACTTTGAATTGGTTGAAGTTCAGGCCCCCGGAGGCCAGACAAAATACATGGTGCCAAAGGCGTGGCACCTATTGCTTGGGGCCGGGCAGAACCGCAGGCTGTCCATTGGCGGCAAAGGGGTGCCGTCCATCCAATCTTCCCTTCCGGGCGCGCCACGGTCAGCCAGGGACAAGGATGGGCGGATCTGGCGGTTCAATATCAAGAAAATCACATGGCAAAATCTCTGGTTTGAGCAGCAACTTGATGGCATCATTGGCGGCGGGATAAATGTGAAGTGGGAAGTTCTGCCGCGTGACAAATCGGTGATTGTTGACGTTGATGGCAAACCATCGGCTGAATTGACCGCAAAAAGCTTGGCTCGGATGTCGGAAAAGAACCGGGATTACTCAAGTCAATTGAACTCGCGTTATTATTCATCTGAGAAAAACTGTTACGCGGATTACGACAAGCATTCTCGCCCTACAGAGTTCAGGGATTGCGAGCTTGAGCAACTTGTCGGAATAGCGGATGACAATATTATTGGAGCATTGAAATGAAGATTGAAGACTGTCTATCAAACGGGCTTGGAGCCTATTGTGGTATATGAGTCGTTTGACTTTGACTTGTTCATGTGGCTATCGAAAAGATCATTTGGCGGACACCCGAACGCTTTACGTGCGGGGATACGCTTCTTTTCCAGTTAAACCTGCCGAACCATCTGCCGTCTGATGGGTGGTCGGTGCGTTTGACTGTGGCCAAAAACGGCGGGGAGGCAAATGTCCCAGTAGCGCAGATTGTTTCCGCGCCGGATTCATCGAACAAATACCACGTTTTTAATCAACCCGGATTCCTCGCGCAGTCTTCAGGGGGAATCTACACACTCGTAGAGGAGGTGATCAACGTCGCCGGAAATGCAGGCATAAACGTAGCCGCTGGTGAGAAACATCAAATTTATTACGTGCCGGATTTTCAGCTTTTGGATTCAGTTGACTCCGCAAATCCGGTCAAATCAAACTGGACGCAGGCGCAACGATTCTTGAATCTTCTGAACAAACGCCTTGATGGGTTGTACGAGTTAAAGTTTTCAGAAACAGAGTCAGACAGAAACCGATTCAAGGTTGCGGACGAAGAAGCTGTTTTGGAGTCCATGAAATATTGGAAAGAAGTTCGGCAGCACGAAATTCAGGCTGAGAAAATCCGCAACGGTCAGAATCCAGGAAACGTCGTTAGGCCGCTATTCATGATCGGGTGTTGATTATGAAAAAGTGCATTTCAATAACCCCGTTTACCATGATGGAATTGGCTAAAGGTCGGGCCGTAAAGGAAATGGGGATGGTGACATCATCGGCCAAGGTTGTGAAGTCGTGGCACAACGAAAGAACTGGCGAATTCTGCGTCGAATACGACGACCCAAATCTTGACAACCCGGCGATTCAGTTGCCGCAAGAAATCAAAATCGAAGTGGCATGAAATTTTTCAAATCCAAATCCGTTGAACCGGATAAGATCAATCTTGCCACCCTCCCGCCAGTCAAGTCAGAGCCTCATCTTCTTGATGAACAAGCCATTTTGACCAGCGTGCGAGGGTGGAATTCTAATCCCCCGTCGCAGGATGAATTGAGCCGAAACATAATGGGGTTCACCCGGTTGCTCCGGTCGTATAACGCTGGCCAATTCGACGAATACAACGCTGATTTCAAGGGTACGCTCGGTTCTGCTAATTCCGAGGTGATGCCGGGACTGTACACGGTGCGCGCACGTACGCGCACGCTGGTTAAGGATACCCCTCAGGGCAAAGCGGTTCAGCGGACGATGCAAAACAATGTCATCGGCGATAAACTGTTCAAGCTGGATATGCGGGTTGGTGAATACCAGCAAAAGGCGAACAAGACGACGGGCGCGATGGAAACCGCATTCATCGAAGAAGAGGAAACAAACACGGCGATTGAAAAGTTCTGGGAGTGGTACACCAAACAGGAAAACTTCACCATCCGCAAGTCGTGGTCAGGGATGGAGGCCGGGCGCATGGTTGAGGCGTCGGTGTTCCGTGATGGTTCATTGATTTGCCGACTCCACCGCGATTTTACTGACCCAAATGTCGAGACAAACGAGATTGGTTTCGCCATTGATTTTCTTGAATCTGACCGCTTGCAGGAAACGTATCAGGGATTTTCTGGCAAGGATGGCAGGTTTGGCAAAGAAAACCCGATTCGTGGCAGCGTTGAATACCACCCCAAGTGGGGATTTCCGTTAGCGTATTGGATTTTGATCCGGCACCCCGGCGATTCGCTGTATGGCGCAAGCGATTATCCGTTGGGCGGAAATCCGAATGGCCAAACCAATTTCCGCGAGCAGGTTCCCGCGAATGATATCATTTTTATCAACAACTTGCGGGACCGCGCCGAACAGGACCGGGGGCAGACCGAAATGGATGCCGCTGTTCAGCCGATTTGGCGCAACTCGCAATTCACGAAGGCGCTGACGCTGTGTGCCATCGCCTCGCACATTCGCGCTTTCGTTCTGGAGAAGAAATTCCCGACCGGGTTAACGATCCCGCATGAGATGCAGGAAACGCTGGAAAATGCGATGCTCAATTTCGCATCCAACGGGGCGGCTGGCGGAATTGGCGGGCCAAATCCAGTTCAAGGCCAACAGTCATCCGGTACGCCGGTTGATTCGCTGAGGCCCGGCCAAGAGCGTGAACTGCCGTATGGCGTCGAAGCCAAGATGCTCGCCCCGCCATTTCCAGGAGAGCACACGCATGAATTCGGTCTGGATTGCCATCGCGAGGTCGCAATCGCTACCGGAGTTTCATACCAGCACGCGAGCGGCGATTACCAAAATCTTGGGTTCATCGCCGGGTTGATGTGTCAAATCCCGTTTCAAGATTGGTGCAAGATTCGCCAGAAGCATCATATTGGCACATGGGTTGCTAAGGTGTTTCGCGAGGCATTGCGTGCGGCGATAAAGAGCGGTTGGTTTGACCGGCGCGGGTATGACTTGAAGCTTTCGCGCTTGGATGAATATTGCGAGGCCGCAAACTTCAAGGGCAAGCGTTGGGCATTTGTCAACCCGTTGGTGCAAGCGCAAACGCTTATCCTACTCATGGAAGCGCAAATCATGTCGCCGCAGCAGGTTCAGGACCAGCTTGAGGATGGCATCTCGATTGAGGATTTGTACACGCGGATTGCAGAGGCCAAGGCGGAGGGCGAGAAGCACGGGATTGGCCTTGTCGGCGAGGATGGCGCGGATGCCACCCGTCCGGCCATGCAGAATGGCGACCCCGGAAAGGCGGACCCCGAGCCAAGTGCGGCAGATTCCGTGCAACCGCCAGCGAAAACCAAGACATCAAACCCTGTTCGGCGTCAAACGCGGCTGGTGATTCCGCCCGCATCACTGCTTTCGATGTCAGTTAACGGACAACATTAATGAGAAAATCATTTACAATCTGGCAGGATATGATGCAAACCAGCATCAGAGGCATGGAAATTGATTTGCGATTCATGGCGGCAGAAGCCAAATCGAAAAGGAATCTCGTCAAGGCGTGGAAGCGTGAATTGAAAAACGCACAGACTGCCGAGTCAAAAATCAAAAAATGAACGCATGGGAAGAGCATCTTGAGGGCCAAAAGGAACTTGAGCTAATGATTGGCGGCAAGGATGGGATGGCCACGCTTTCGTTTCCGACCATTCCAGGTCAATCCCAGGTGCCATTGACTCATAGCCGACTTGTCAGCGATTTCCGGCTTGATAATGGCCAATCAAACACCAGTTTTGTCGAAAAATGCGAGTTCAGGGCGGAGTTAATTGGCCATCCAGAACTGATTAAAAAGGGATTGCCAGTTGATCTTCAAATCAACCCGCGATCGCCAAAAATCAAAATGCAACTTTGGTTAGGCGGGTACATGCCGGGCGCGTATATTTTCCGGTTCATGCTCGTTTCAGCCGATTACCATGGATAATTTTAATCAAATATGGGCATTTCGGTTTAGGGCATTACAAAAGACGGATTCTAGTCCATTTGTTTGACTCGGTCGTGTTTCAAATGGCAAAGCACGATCCGATTGAAATGTCCCGCGATGAATCGCTAAAGATTTATCGTCAAGTCCGGGTTGCAAAAGAGGACTTTCAGGATGACAACACGTTTCAAGTCAAAATGTCGTCTGAGTTTCCGGGCGAACAGCGGGCCACAAAGGAACACGAAAAGCTCGGAATCGCCAAGGAAGGCGAAAAGTACACTGAGATTTTGAGCCATGAACAAGGGGACGTTGATCTATCCCGTTTCGTTGGCGACAACCGGGCCGCGTTGCTGGACGAACACATGGACCACCGGCACCTTGGGTACATCAAAACCGCCGCGTTGTCTGAGGACAAATGCACTCGCGGGGTTGTAGTGTTCGACAACATTTCAAAGCTTTCCAAGACTCGATGCAAAGAGGTCCGCGCCGAAAGTCGCCCCAATTTCTCCATCGGTTATCAGCACACCAAATATCTCGGACCCCAAGACATGGGAGACGGCAAAATCGGTCATCGGTTCGCATGGGCGGGGTTGGAACTTTCAAATGTTTCGGTGCCGATGGACCCAACGGCGCGCAAGGGTCGCAGTGGTGGATCTGATTGCCATTGCATCCGATGCGGTGATCCTTACACCCGCAAATCGCTAAACGAGGATTTTGTATGCTCCGATTGTGCCGATGCCGAGGATTCTGGCGACGATTCAAGTCGTGGCGCTGGCGAGCGCATGTTCCGCATGAAATCGAAAGATGCGGATGGCAAGGATTCTGAGTTTTGCATTTCACACAACGCCATGCGCGAAAAGGTTCGCCAGGAACTTGATGGGGACAAGGTTCTCAAGATCGAGGACGACAAGGGAAATAAACACTCTGATTATTATCTTCACGACATTCACCAGACCAGTGCGGATGCGAAGAATTTTCAAGCCATCGTTCAGCATCCTGCGTGGAAATCGGACGCAAAGCATTACGCTATTGATTTCACCTACGACGGAACATCCGTTCAGCTTGGCGATCATACCGAAGTTGAACCCAAGCTGACATTTGAGGCAGTTGACCGGTCTTTACCGTTCGACGCAAAGACTTTCCGTAAAACAGTTGACTCCACAAAATTAGCAACGAGCGTTCACGCGCCACAAATTTTAACACGATCAAAAATTATGCCCGAAGCCAATACTCCCACCGCGACGCCGGAACTCGTCATTGATGGACTGAACGATCCTCGTATTCAGCGCGCCATCAAGGACAAAGGTTTTCGTGCATCACTTGAAACCGAAGCCCAGATCAAGGATCGCGACGACAAGCTCGCTGCGCGCAATACTGAAATTCGCGCTCTCGCGGCTGACTTCGCCAAGGAGCACGGCGCGCTTATCACGTACCGCAAGCTGGATGGCGGAAAGAAAGAGGCATTGTATGTCCGCGACGGCATCGCGTTGGCCGCATTGGAGGCGTGTGCAACGGATGGCAAGCCGGATAGCGAAGTCCGCCAGATTTTCCGTTCCAAGGTTGACGACCTGAAGCGGGACGCGGTGAAAGAGGAGAACATCAAGCGCGCCATGGATTCGGCGGAAGATGGTCTTTCCGGCAAGTGCGGCGACATGTTCGAGGTCAACAAGAAGGTTCTCGCCCGCGCCCACGCCAAGGGCGAACGCTCCACGGCGCTCATGCCGGATGGTGCCGAACTGGAATACACCGACGAGCGCAAGTCGTTTTACCGCAATATGCCCGGTTCTGGCCATCTCGCCGATTTTGGCGGGTTCTTCACACCGCCCAATAAGGGCCGCGCAGTGTCCGACCGCATGGGTCGCAGCCGGTTGCAACGCGATGCTTTGGCTGGCGACTTCGCCAGTGCTGGCGCGATGATTGCACCGCAATTCCAGCCCTACATCCAGTTGCTTCGCAACAAGATTTTGCTGAATTTGCTTGGCTGTACGTACATCGGCGGGTGTGCTGGTGAGCAGGTTTTCCCTCGCCAAGAAGCGGCTACGGTTGCCCAGAGCGTGCCCGAAGGTGGCGCTTTGGCTACATACGATCAGACCTTGGGTCAGATCAAAATGTCCCCGCACCGGGTTGGTTCTCGCCAGTATTATAGCCGTCTGGCCTTGATTCAAGCCCCGCCGGATTTCGAGTCCATGGTTTGGAACGATCACGCCAATGTGTTGGCCTTGTATCAGGATGAAATGGGTATCATCGGCACCGGTGCCGCAGACCAGCCCTTGGGCATTCTGAATCAGTCGGGCATTACTCAGTTGATTTTCGGCGGCACCCCCACGTATTCGCAGATCATCAATTTCCGCACGTCCATTCGCAAGTTCAATATCAATGGGCCGCTTGCGTTTGCGACGACCAGCGTCGGTCAAGGCCGGTTGGCGTTCTTGCCCGCCGCGTTGAATGGTTCCACGGTCATCACCCAAGGCGAAAAAGACGCCATCTGGGCGGGTGACGAGATCGATGGTCAAAT